TAAAACTAAAATATTAAAGTTTAAAAGTTTTCTTTCAGAAATTTTTCTTTTCTATCTACCCTGTTCAGCCATCCTCCTAAAAAAAATCTCTGCGTTGGTCTATTTGCAACAATGCTACGATAAAATCTACGTTGTAAATCGTGATAGACTTGTAAGAACTTGTCAGTGTCTACATGATTTAAAGCAAATAAGGTTTTATTTCCTATTTTCCCATCAGTTGCCAAATCAGACCCGTCGATAATATTAAGAGCCTGCTGCGCTTTTTTAGCACCCCATGTCCCGCTATTAACAATCCAATCGCAGATGGATAATGCTATCTTGTCATCGACTACTTCATTAAGCCTGTTGCCGTGATAATATTTTTTGTCATATATATCACGTGCAATCTCAATCGGCATATCTCTCATATGACCTTTATATCCGTACTTCCGAGCTTCAACTTCTATAATTCCGTACTTCGTTTTTCCTCCTGAATCGTATTTGTCATCGCTATACCCTCCTTCGACTTTTAACAGATAATCAAATATCTTTTGAAATCTATCCATTTAAATCACCTCTTTCTAATTTTTGAAAAAATCATTTACATCAAGCTCTAACAACTGCTCAATCGTGTATCTTTCCAACCCTGTTACAGCTGTTTGTTCGGCTATGTCTGCAATTTCTATAATATCCTGTATTTTCCCAGCTAAAACTTTCAGTTCTGCTTTATTTAACTCAATAAATTCAACAAGTCCTTTTTCATTTTGTGCCTTTACTTTTTCTATTTTATCTTGTTCCAGCACCCACATCAGAGATATTTTAAGCGACAATCTATTTCTGTTTTTCTCATTGTTCTCAAATATATACTTTTTACTAGCTTTTTCTATTTCTATTGTCTGATTTAAATAATTTGATTTCGCCTCCGCTAAGTTCTGTAACAATTTTTCCTTAAGTTCTTTTTTTATTTCGTTCATTAAAGTGTTATCCACTTTCCATTTTTTGTTTTCTCTATCCCAGACGCTCCAGTCATTAGGTTTTGTAACTCTCTTGACGGACTTAGACTTTTCATCTAAATACTCTCCGTCCGCTAAAAAGAGCTTTTCAGCAACAATCTGTTCATACTCGTTCATTTCTCTTAATTCTCCTGTTTCTGTGTCAATAACAGGATTTATGAGCAACGATGTTGAAAAAGTCATCGTTTCCGAATTCCAATCCGGGAAAAACAAGTTAGGATTTTCTTTAAATTTTTCAACTCCTAAGGTCATTGGTTGAGCTATTAGCTCTAATGTGTTTTTATCGTAAATGTAAATTATCATGATTTACCTCCTATATTTTTTATTTTATTTTCACATGATTGTTAAAAATACTAATCTATAAAATACGTTGCTGACCCTTTTAACACATTAAATCTTCCAAGATGCGCTCCCCATATTGTGATGTTAGTTGGATTTATCTGCATTCTAGTCGCCCCGTTAAATCCTGGAGTGAGTGAAGAAGAAGCAAGTGCAGCTTCAAATCCATAACTTTGATAAGTTGGACGAAATTTCACAGGAATTTCCAACAGTTGCTGATTTTCATGAAATGTGATGTTATTTCCGTCATTTTGCAATCTAACCATTACAGTCACAGTTTTCCCTTTTCTTGTAAAAATTACATCGCCATTTGCCACTTGAATTCTTTGACTCTCACTTTCATACAAATTTTCTAATCTATCCGAAAGTGGCTTATTGCTTATTGCCCTAAATTTAGAGCCGTCATTGTATGTTAAATTATTGTTAGCAATGCACTCATAATAATATTTCAAAGCCTTGTCATAGTAAAATTTCCCTGTGACTTTCGACCCTGTATCCTGGATATTTCCGCCGTACTCTAATCCTATTATTTCTGCCAGTCTTTTTCCCTCTAAAACTGTGTCTGTTTCTGTTCCAAATTCCGTAATATTGATTATTACAAACTGATTTCCGTTGTATGCCATTTCATATGACTTATTAGGTTTAAAGTCTCCAGCCTCTATCTGCTTTAAAGTTCCGTTATATTCTTTTAGCAACGTGTAATCAACATTATTTAGCCTTAATTTTGTTGTTGTATTTGTGTTTTTAGCATCAACATTAATCCTTAATTTCAAATCATTGTTCATTCCAAATTCTGTCAAACCATCTAAGTTACAAACATAGTAATCTATATTCAAATTTGTTGTTTTATTTGCCTGTAATGTATGCACATTTCCAAGCTGCAATCCATTGTATATTTCCTCAGTTTCAGGAGTTCCGTTTTCTCTTATAGTTCCAAAAGCCGGAATTATATTTTTAATCTTAGCATCTCCTCTATTTGTATCTTCCACTTTATAGTGAGTTGGAAATTCAACTTGTTGTGCCTTAAATTTCGTTAATTTAGCCATGTTACCTCCTTATTTTAAATTAATCATATTATCTTTTCCTAAATCAAATTGACCTAGATTATTTCTTCCAAATCTTCCAAATGTGGAATAAGAGAAATTACAAACAGGATTTCTCTTAACTTCATTTTTAATTACATTCTGTCCTAATGATTTACTTCCAAATCTCATTCCAACTATGTAGTTATCCAAACATTTTGAAGTATTTACTTTAACTCCGCCGCCAACAATACTATTTAAGTCAAGTTCGTCAATCAAAGAATAATCATAATCTCTGTCACTTACAAATTTGACATCATAAAGTGCATATTCGTTATTAGTATTTAATTCGATAACTGGAGTTATTCCTGTAAACATTTCGCCAATATTACTTATTGTTTCTAAGTTTGGAATCAGCTTATATTTTCTCATTGCCAGTTTAATTCTGTTCCTGTATCTGTCATCGGTTTGTCCGTTTCTGCTGACGTTAAATTTAATGCCTAAGTCGTCTAAAAACTCTCCTGTCGCATAATTTATTAAATGCTGTTTCTCCAGCAAATTATAAATGTTATCAATTTCATCAAAAAGTTTTGCTACAGCTTTAAAAAACGCCTGTATATTTTCGTTCTTTTTAAGCCACCAAGGGCATTTAGACAGTAAATAATCATAATTATTCTGCATACTCCGCCACCTCGTTAAAGCCTAATTTTAATACTTTTTGAAAATTATTCCCTGATGTCTCTTTCAGCTTAAAAGAAACATCTATATTTAAAAGCTTTTCAGCGGAATACACTGTTCTTATAAATTCGCTCTCGCACTTATAAGAAGTTATATACTCCCCTACTTTTACAGATTTTATGTATTCCTTGACAATGTCTCTCAAATTTTCTTCAAGAATATTTACTCCATCAGCTTTTTGGAATTCAATTTTTACCTGTATTTCTCTTTTTTTCGGTCTATAAAATCTCACTTCCCTGTCTATTCCCTGATTATCCTTGACAGTTACAACTGTATCTCCATTCATTTGAATAGCCTGATCCTTTTTCTTCCATATTGCTTTTGCTATATCCTCATTTCTTCCACCGTCTACTATTAAAACGATTGATTTAGGCTCTAATCCTTTACTGTCAACTGTCATTGTCTTATTTTCATCAGCATAGACAGATTTGACACCTTCTTGCTTTAAAATCTCTGCTCTTATTCCATCCAAATTCCATTCACTTTCGTTTCTGCTTAAAAACCAACGTTCTATATAAGCATTATCTGTTTCCTGTTCCTGTCCTCCCGCTGCAACTTCATTTTGTTTAAAGTCGTATACGCCATTAACAACTTTAACAAGCTTTATAATGCTACCTATTTCCTTGTTTCCTTGTTCTCCTGCAATATCACATTCAAATTTAAAAGTTGTCTTATTATTCAGTGTTCCATTTTCCGAAAGTGTATATCTTGTTCCGTCATTTGCTTCAACGATTACATCTCCTATTTCAAGAGGAACATTTAATCCTCCAATTAATTCAATATTTACCGTTGCCTTACTTTCCTGTTTTCTTTTAAAGAAAAATGGACTATTTGAAAGATGTTCATCTATTTCTATTCCCTCACAGTTCAGCAAATTCATTTTATCTGCCTGTATCTGCTGACGTTCCATCTTAACTCTCATAAGTCTAGCAACAGGAAACATAAGCATAAACCATGCACTCCGCTTATCATTAGAATAGTCATCTTTCAGTAATGATTTAAGTTCATTATTCAATATATTCATATTGTCCTGTACTGTATTAACAGTTATTCTCGCCAACCTATACCAACTCCCTCCATTAGCATTTTTTCATTATCAGCAAATACAAGCCCTATGTTTAGTTTCAATTTCCTATTTTCAAACTCATAGACTTCAACAAAGCAACTTTTCAAATAATCCTTAAAATTGTTGTAAATTTTATTTCTTATATGCTCTATCACTTCATTTTCATTTCCATGTGTTCCAAAGAGCTTTTCAAAGTTCAAACCATATTCTGTATCATAGTCCAGCTCTCCCTCTCTTATATGCAACATTAAGACTATCTGCTGTATAACTTCAAAATACTTTTCTCTGACTTGAAAAAACTGTACATCTCCATTTTCAACATATATTTCTCCAGTTGCATTATTCAATTTTATATCCATAAATCACACTCCTACGGATGTATATAAGGAGTTCCGCCTTTGCTCACTCCACTATCAGTATCAACGCTTTCCGCTTTAATCGGTCCGCTCTTAATACTTCCAACTTTTAATTTTCCAGTAATTTCAGTATTTCCGTTTACAGTTAAATTACCATTTAAAATAACGTCGCCGTTTATTTCTATGCTTTCAGGAATATCCACAGCATTCGGATCAGTAGAAATTAAAATTGGTAAAGCAATAGCGTTTGTCAGATTATGCCTTTTATTAGTATTAACAATGCTAGTTTCTTTAGTAATATATCCGCTTATATCCCTACTACATATAAGCAGCGGAACAATATCTCCAGCCTTAAAATTTAACTTGATATTTATGTTCCTGTTTCCAATCTGACACATCGGAACATGCAAAATAGGGGGCAAATTAACTTCCTTATATTCAGCGACAGGCTCGACATCTACAAAGCCATTTGAATACACTTTTGTTATTTTAGCTATAATGGACGTATCTATTCTTCCGAGCATAGCTTTTAAATATTCTTCCATTATTTTACTTTTTTCCTTTCTTTCTTTTTGTCTGAACAGTTTTTCCTTTTTTATTTTCAAAAAGCAAAACAGAGAACTTAAAGAGGAACAAGAACGTAAAAGTAAGAAGCCTAGAAAGCTTAGCCCATCAGAATATCGAATCACAGGTATGAAAACAAAACTTGCAGTAAAAATAAGAAAAGTCATAAGGCACGTTTACAATTAGTAGATAGATTGCAAGCAATGGATAAGCCAGAGCCTGTTACCGAGCAGTATGATGTCTCTTTCTTAACTTATTCGCAAAAGAATATCAATCGAACGCTTTATATCCCGCCAAAAAGATGTACCGTTCAAGGAAAAGTACTTTGGGATTTACCTGCGCTTACCTTGATGAGTGGGCAAAAACTTGCTATTACAGGGAATAACGGAACTGGGAAGACTAGCTATCTTAATTATGTTAATTCAATTATCCCTAGCCACTATCGAAAGGGCTACTTTCAACAGCAGAACTCAGATAGTCAAGATGATGATCTTACCCTCTACCAAATGGTTCGTGATGTGTCTTCATTAAGCCAGCATGAATTGCGAACTATGATGGCAGTGTTAAATTTTAAAACATATAATATTGAGACTAGGGTGAATCAGCTTAGTAGTGGAGAGAGAGCTAAGTGTCACTTACTCTGCTTACTGATTCAAGATTTAGATGTTCTACTTGTCGATGAAGCAACAAACTTTTTAGATATAAAGGCGCTTGAAGCATTAGAACACATACTTAAGAAGTTTCCAGGTATCCTACTCTTTGTAAGTCATGATACTACTTTTGTCTCATCCCTTGCGACTTCTGAGCTAAGTTTAGATCATCAGGTATTATCAAGTAGTCGGATCGATAGTTGTGAACACGATGCAAGAAATAAGAAAAGTGGTCGTAAAGATGAGCTGACAATACTAGAATTCAGAATTAGTTCGCTATTGAGTCAGTTATCAGTCAATCCAAATACAGAGTTAGAAGAAGAATATCAAAAGTTGTTAGCTGAAAGAAATAAGTTAAGTAAACTAAGATAGAGTAAACCCCCCCCACCCGGGGGGGGCTTTTTATTCAGGATCGCAACAACCCACACACC